GGGGCGGCCTTACCCGGCTTTCCCGGCGGTCCGGTCACTGTTGCACCGGGCGGCCCCGGCGGACCCGGCGGACCCGGCGGCCCGGGGATCGGCACCGGCACCTCAGCCCGATCTGGCAGGTCATCGACCGCAGCCTCCGGGTCCGGCGCCGCCGGCGTATCTCCGCGGGCCTCGATCTGCGCCCGCAGCACCCGCACATCCCCCGCCAGGGTGCTGACGGCTGTGCCGCGTCGGTTCGCTTCACTCGCCAGCTGCGCCGCCCGCTCGTCGGCCGCTTCGATCCGGAGCCACACCAGCACGACCGCGCCGGACAGGACCGCCAGAGTGGCGGCCACAGCGAGCGACCGCCACCGGCGCGTCAGCATCCCTTCTGCTCGATGGGTCGGGGTCACGGTGTCGGCCCTCCTCGGGCGGCGGTCAGGTCGGCGATCTGCCGGTCACGGTTGGCGATTTCGGTTTCCAGGCGGGAGATGTGGCCGAGGAGCTCGGCCTTGTCGGCGCGGGCTGCGGCAAGGTCTGCGTACGCCTCGGCCAACTTCGATCGGAGGTCGGCGCGTTCCTCTTGGAGTTCGTTGACCAGCCCGCCATAACCGGTCATGACGACGCCCTGGTGTGTGGCGCGGTTTTCACCGCGCTTGCCGATCCAGGCGCCTGTGGCCGCTGCGAGCCCGACGAGGATGGTGCCGACCGCGCCGAACGTCGCAGCGTCCACAAGGTTCCTCCGGTTGTGCTGTGCTCAGACGCCCTTGGCTGTCGACGCGGAGTTCCGATCGCCTATGACCTTGGCGAACAGGCCCTTCACCAGGGAGCCGACCGCAGCCAGCCCGGCCGCGCCAACGGTCTCCCAGAAGGAAGCGGAGAACATGTCGGCGGGGCCGGCCGCCAGGGCGACGGCGCCCGCTGCGGCGAGGAAGGTCCAGATGATGCGCTCGGCAAGGTCCGTGGCGTAGGTCTGTGCGGTCTTCGCGATGGGGGTGATGTTGTTCATGCGGGTTCCTGTTCTCGTGTGGCCTGGCCCGTGGCCGGGTCAGGTGGCGGGGGTGCCGGTGACGTTGACGTCGACCCGGACGACGGCGTCGCGGATCTCCTGGCGGACGGCGGCCACGATGGTGTCGGTGTCGTCGTCGCTGCCGATGTGGGCGGCGAGGGCCTGCACTGCGGCGGTGAGCCCGGCCAGCTCGCGGCGGATCGCGGCTGTGTTCTCGTTGGCGGCGCGGGAGTGGGCGTAGCCGGAGGCCAGCGCGGTGTTGACGCTGATCTCTCCGTCTGCGAGGTCGGGCCAACGCGCCTTGATCCAGCCGCCGATCTTGACCGTGTCGCTCATCTGCATGTCGTCCTCCTGCTGCTGCGGGGGTGATGGGGCGCTGGTGCCGGGTGACCACGACGCGGGGTGCGCGAGGCGCTCGTCGACGTCGGCGCGGAAGCGGTCCATGCCGATGCGCGGGTCGACCGGCTTGCGGCGCGTGGCTTCCTTGTGCGCCCACACGGAGTTGGCGGTCCATCCGTGGAAGCGGCAGCGCGCGGCCTGCACCCGGACGGCCACGTCGTACTGCTTCGCCGTCCACGCCCGGCCGGGTTCGCCGCTGTTCTCCACCTCGAGCCCGTACGACACGGCGTTGCCGTCGATGGCGTCCGGCCCCGGCGCCGGGTGTACCGACCGCTCGTGCAGCACGGCGTCGTACGCGTTGGCCGCAACCTTCCCGGCGTGGTTCGCGCGGCCGTTGCCGACGAGGTACACCCGGCCGGTGCGGGTGAGGTAGTCGTGGCAGAGCGGGCCGGGCAGGCCGCTGACGCCGTGGTAGACGATGCCTGGCAGGCCGGGGCCTTCGCCTGCGGTGTGGTGGATCATCGAAGCGTGGACGTTGCCCCACGGGCCCTTGTGGTTGCGGTTGTGGGTGCGCCAGCCGGGCATCTCGACGATGTCTGTAACGCCCTCGTCGCGGAGAGCCTTGAGCCACTGGTCTGGCGTCATGGGTTTGGCCATGGCGTGCCTTTCAGATGAGTCGCGCGTAGCGGGGAGCGATCGAGATAGTTCCGCCGCCGCCGTTCCGGCCGCCGGTCGTGGCGCCGCTGGTGCGCCGGGACTGGATCTCCAACTTCACGCCCGGATCGGTCACGTCGAGCGGCAGAACCTGGGCAGCAAACTGATAGCTGAAGGTGGCGGCCACGCTTCCGCTCATGACGGTCACGCCGTCGAGTAGCACCCGCCACTGACCACCGCTATTCACGCCCGACACCTGATCGCCGATGAACACCAGCCCCAGATCCAGCGACCCGGTCCGCGGGGCGAACAACGTCTCCCACACGGTGATGTACGTCGTCTCGTCCATCATCGGCATCGCGTACAGCGCAGTCGGAAACACGGGCACCTCGTCCCGCGCATCAAGCGCCGTACTCCGGCGCCGCAGCTGCTCCAGCTGCCGCTCCATACGCGCGATCCGCTGGAGCACGTTCGGGGTGGAGGCGTAGGCCGGCATGTCACACCGCCGTGCAGGTCAGGGTCACGCGCTCGGGGCCGCGTGACGGGATGGCGTCGATGGTGACGATGCGGAGAACCTGCTCACGGCCGCCGGGCATGCGGTGGGAGTCCTCGATGACGAACAGCGCCTCGTCCCCGACCTGGTAGGAACCGAAGGCGGGGTCGGCGTCGGCCTCCACCGTGAACCGCGGCTGCACCATGGCCCGCGACTTCGCGGTCACGTCGCCGTTCGTGAGGGCCTGGAGCTGTGCTTGCTGCGTCACCCCGTCCCAGCGCGTCACGGACTCCAGCAGTGGCCAGCCCGAGTTGAGGAGGTCGGTCGCCTGCGCGGTGGCCTGGAGCGTGTCCTCTCCGTCGCCTTCGCCGATACCGGATGTTTCGGTGGCCAGCTCGGTCGCGTTCTCCGGCCAGTTGTAGTCCACGATCGACGAGGCGGTGCCGCCGTGCGCGAAGACGAGCCCGGAGTTGGCGGCGGTGCGGCCGCGGCGCGGGTACCAGATCCGGTGCCGCTTGTAGCGGCGCGGCGGCTGGTTGTTCGCGGCCGACGTCCAGCCGACTTCGACGCCGAAGTCGAACCCGTCCTCGGCCTGCGCCAGATCGGAGATCGCCTTGTAGATCTCGTGCCGCTCGTGCCCCGGGTACGTGGCCGTCCGGCTGATCCCGGTCGGCGTGCCCGTGAGCAGGTGCGTCGAGATGCCCGAGTTCCCGGACGGCTGGTTGTGGGCGTAGACGAGGAGGGACCAGACGAGCCACATCTGCTCGGTGTAGAGGCGCTGCCCGTTCGGCATGAGGTCGGTGTCCGTGACCTTGGCCGCGTCGGTGGAGAGGGTCTCCTTGATGTAGCGCCGCTGGTAGTAGGACAGGAACTCGGCGCACTGGATGTCCCTGCCCGGTCCGCTCAGGCTGGGGGTGCGGGTCCACAGGATGCCTGCCCAGACGATGACGCCGTCCCGGTCGACGTACACCGCTGTGCGGCCGGGGACCGTGGCGGCCTCCGGGTCCAGCGGCAGGGTCTCGTCGGCGTACGGCACGTGGCCCCTGAGGGTGCCGATGCCGTTCAGGATCGTGCCGTAAGACACGTCGGTGAGCGGTAGTTCGGCGATGAGGGTGTCCGTCAGCAGGTCGCAGAACAGGTACGTGTACGTGTGCTCGATGGCGTCGGGCTGCTGAGCGCCGAGCGCGCTGGCGAACATCAGGTCGGCGGTCATGCGACGGGCTCCACGATCAGCTGGCCGTCGGCGATGCTGGTGACCGGCCCCGGCGTACCGGCCGAGGACACGTTCCACTGCGGGGTGATCGTGAGACTCGCGCCCGGGGTCATGCCGGACAGGACGTAGGCGCGGCTGGCGTACGTCCTGGAGCCTGCGGTGGACACCGAGTTCTTGCCGCTGGCGCCCATGCTGGAGGCGCCGGATGCCCGCCATGTGGCCCATGCGGTCGACGTGCTGGTGTTGTTGTTGTGGAGGGCCGCGCCGACTGTGACCTTCACCTGCCCGGACGGCGGGACGGTCACGGTGATGGGTGGCCACTGCGCGGAGGTGAAGTCAACGAACACGCCCGTGGTCGTGAAGGAGGGCATGGAGACCTGCTCCGACACTGACGGCCGGATCTGCTCCCGCACCTGCCGCTTCGTGCCCGCCAGCTGCCCGACCTCGAGCGCGTCCGTGTCGGTCAGGTACAGCACCTGGCCCGGGTGCAGTCGGTTGGGTGCGCCGTTGGAGGCGACGGGCAGGATGCCGCCGAGGCTGGTGGAGAACTGGCGCACGTCGGTGATGTTCGCGGCGGCCACGCTGGTCTGCGACGGGCCGACTGCGACATCGGCCAGGATCTGCGCGTTCGGCGGCAGCGACGGCCGGACCGCCGCACCAGCCGACGCGGCGTACGTGCCCTGGATGACTTCGAGCCGCCACTCGGAGACGCTGCCGGCGGTCTCGGCGTCGTACACGGAGGCGACGACGCAGTCCCGCCGGTACTGTCCCGCACCGCCTGCCGGTTGGATGGTGAGCACGACGTCGGAGTCGTTGACGCAGACGTAAGTCCCCTGCCCGCCGGTGTCATGGTTGTCGATGTAGCACATGCCCGCGGACACGATGACGGTCATGTTCGGGGTGGCGGCCGCGCGGACCTTGAGCTGCTGGTTCGTGTAGGACGGGCGGACGCCCTGCCGGATACGCAGCGGCGTGGCCTCGTCCACCAGAAACCCGGGATACCCGAGCAGGCTGGAGATGACGAGCCGGTCCGTGCGGGCCGGGTACGAACCTGCCTGCATCCAGGCCGGCGGGTTGATAGCAGCCATGAGTGGCCTCCTTACAGGCTGGTGTCGCGCCAGGTGACGGTGAGCAGGGACGGGGTGCCGGAGCCTCCGTCGACGGGGCCGCCGCGGTAGGCGATCTCGTTGGAGCCGGGTTGGAGCAGGGGCCAGGTGGAGCCTGCGCGGATCCAGGTGCGGCGGGGTGTGCTGCCCATGTAGAGGACGGCGCGGGTGCGGGTGTCGATGAGGAGGTATTCGCCTTCGCCGAGGGTGGCGTCGATGACGAGGGTTTGGCCGGTGGTGACCTGCTCGATGGAGGGGTCGGCGACGGGGCCGTCGATGCGTAGGACGGGGTAGGCGTCGGAGGCGCCCGCGTTGACGGCGGTGAGGCGGCCGGATTCTCCGGCGTCGCCGTACGTACGGTTGGTGCCGGTGATGGTGCGGACGCTGGTGGAGGCGTTCGGGGTGCCGGTCCATGCCCAGCCGTAGTCGGTCATCGACCCGTCGCCGTACCCGTTCAACGGTGTTGTGTCTGCAATGACCGCGTCCGACCACCAAGTGCCCGACGCTCGGAACGACAGGCCGAGGCCGTCCACGGTCTGGCCCGCGCCCAGGGTGTAGCTCCCTGAGATGTACGACCAACCCAAGGCGTCCGGAGCAGGAAGCGGCCACAGCTCGATGAAATTGAGGCTGGTTGAGCCGGACATCCAGTGGAGCAACCCGCGATCGGCGCCTGCGGCAGTCGGGACCTTCACCCTTATCCCGACGTGCACGGTACCGCCGGTCACGGGCGAGATGGCGTAGAGGCTGCCTGCGGTGGTGGTGCCGGTGTGGACGTGCTGGATGCTGGCTGTGCCGACTCGGGCCTGGGTAGTGACGCGGGTGCGGGTCATGCCACTGCCGAACGTCGACGTGTTCGTCAGGTTTACCTCGGCGGACGGGTTGAGTACGAGGTTGGTTCCTGGGGCCACGCCGGAGTATGCGAGCGGGTACGTCCGCCCAGCGGCCGGGGAGTACGCGGTCGTCGACGCCATCTGCTCGTCCAGGCCGTACAGGTACGGGTCCGCGCAGTACACCTCCAGCGCTGCGGTGCCGGTGCGCCACAGATGTTCGGCGTCGTACGGGATCGACCGGCGCCGCACCTTGCCGTAGACGAGCATCCCCTGATCCAGGAACGCCAACGGCGCCGGACTGTTCTGCGGCTGCGTCGCGTTCCGCAGGGCAAGCGTCATCTCCCGCAACTCGTCCGGCGTGTCAGCGACCAGCGACAGCCCGAGCTGCACCACGCGGGCGCCGGTGGTGTCCGGGCCGGTGTAGTCGCCGTGCTGACCCGGCCGGGGGACGTCCTCGGGCCGGATGTCGGGCAGGTCGTCCAGGCCGACGATGGTGGTGACGTGGTAGCGGGAACCGGGACCGAACACCAGGTCCCCCCACGAGATCCGGCCCAACTTCTGGTTAGCCATGGGTACCTCCGACCAGGCCCTGCCACGACAGAGCGCGCAGGATGCCGTCCGGTGTCGCGTTGCCGCCGGACAGGTAGAAGTTGTTCGTCGTGCCGGCCGGTGAGGTGGCTGCCAGGCCGCGGCCTGGCAGCGAACCCATGGCCCCGGTCAGGCTGACCGCGCCGAGCATGCCGGGCATCTCCTGCGTGATCTGCCCGAGGCGGGTGCGCAGGTCGCCGACGGTGGAGTCGATACCGGCGATCAGCCCTTGCATGATCAGGCGTCCGGCGGGGGCGAGGAGGCGGGCGTCTTTGTCGGCCGGGCCCTTCCAGTCCGGGATCAAGTTCGTGACGCTGTTGAGGAGGCCGCGCAGCTCGCTCATGCGGGCCCGGATACCGTCGAGCAGTCCGCCGATCAGGCGCCAGCCCGCGTTCCGCAGCAGGCCGCCGAGGTCGCCGACGGCATTGTGAATGGCTCCTGGGATTCCCCGGAAGTACTCGATCACGACGCCCACAGAGCTGGCGACCTGACGCGCGAATCCGGCTACGGAGCCCACCAGTTGCGAAAGCTTTCGGGTTGCGATCCCTATATTGTCGGACACTGCGGATCGGAAGCGTTCGAATTTTTGGACTATTTCGCCGATCCTCTTGGACGTCATTCGTGATGCGGTGGCGATGCCCTCCACGTATTTGGAATTGAGGATCTCCGAAACTTTTCGGACGACTGGGATGACAATGTTTTCGAGTAGCCAGTGGACAATGCCGAGGATGAAGGTGAGCGCTTCGAGAGCGGCCTTCGTGAACTTGATGGCGAACGGCATCTGCTCTTTGAAGATGCGTGCCAGGTCGAGCAGGATCGGACCGAGCTTCTTCAGCACGGGCAGCAGCTCGGGCCCGACTTCCCGGATGAAGTCGCGGAGCGGCGGGCCGATCTCCTCGATCACGGGGGCGAGCTGAATGAACGCCTCACGCAGGAGCGGCATGGCCTGGTCGATCAGCTCGCCCGCTGTGCGGACGATCTGCTGAAGAATCGACTGGAATTCCTCGGAGGCGGTCAGCCGCTCGAAAGCCTCGGACAGCTCTTCCAGAATGAAGAACAAGCTTCCGGCTTCATCGGTGACGCCGCCGATAATGTTCCCGAGGCCACCGAAAATGTTACGAACAATACGTCCGAGCTGGGAGAACATGCTGACTGCGCCGTCGATCGACTTCTCCAGCTCACCGGACTCGAACGACTCGGTCAGAGAATCGGTGATCCGGGCGGACACCGAGTCCGCCTTCTTCGCGATCCGCTCCAGCGCCGGGCCCGATGCTGCGGCAAGAGTGCCGAGCGACGTGACGATCCTGCCCGGCACCTTGTCGAGGTTCTCCAGCGACTTGATGGCCGAGTCCACCGCGCGGCCGAGAGTGCCCGACTCGCCCAGGTCGCGGGCCGCCGCGCCCACGCCCTTCGCCATCCGGTTCAGCGTGTCGCCGGTTTCGAGGAACGCCCTCTTCAGGTCGGGCGCCACTACTTTGGCGGTGCGCTCCATCTCCTTACTGAGCCCGGCGAAGACTCTGTCTTGCACCTGCTTGCGGAGCTTGTCCAACTCCGGCGCCATGTCCCGCAGCACGTTGGTGAACTTCCGGGCCTCCGGCGACAGCTTCTTGACCGCCTCGGCGTACGCCTCCGCGCCCTCCGGGTCCAACGCAGCGCTGATCGCGTCCTCGACACCGATCATCGCGACCTTCAACGTGCCCGTCGCGAGCTTCAACGTGGCCAGCGCGGACACGCCGACCGCGGCGGCCGGCGCGATCTGCGACAGCGTCGCCACCAGCCCGGCC